AACGAAATAAATGTTTTACCTGTACCAGCTATTCCGTGGAGAAGTAAGTGATTATCATAGAAAGAACGAAACACTATATTTTGCGTTTCTGTCATAGGATTTATCTCTCTTAACTCTAAACCCAAACTATTAATCTTTACCACTTTCTTAGCTGCTGTTTTGGCGGTTCTTTTCATTGAAGATCCTTGTTGTTTTGTTTATGGAAACATTACCAAGTGTTTACTTTACTCCCTTTGTGTTTAGAATGAATTTTTTGTAGCACTTCGCGGAAGCCAGAGTCTGGCTTCTTGGCGTCATTATAACTCATAGATGGCGCAGTTTCATGCCATTGCTGAACGTGCGGATTCTCCGAGAGGAATGTTTCCATCTCGGAGATCTTCATAAACTTTTCGAAGACTTCGTCAGTTTCAGTGTTTTTGAGATTGTATAGTGGCATCTTTAATCTGCTGTATAAAATGATCAATTAACTCATCATTAAGTGCTGGAAGAATCTGTTTTGCTTGTTTGCGTGTCAGTGTTTTCTCGTGTATGAGCTGAGAAAGAACTACGCTTCCACCACAAATAGCACCCCTGATAAAGCCAGCGGTCTTACCTTGTCGGTGCATGTACCAACCATAAACTGCTAGGATAATCAAAGCAATTACAATCGTCATTTCCATCGATAATCCTCTTCGTCGTCAAAATCATCTTCGGTATATTCCAGCAGATGGTCGAGATCGTTTGACCTGAGTGCATTTTTGAGATTACGTTCTTTGCGCTCAGGACGTTTTGGTTTTTTGATGTTGTCTTCCCTTTCGTGAAAAGACGCTCGTTTTATAGTCATACAGCTTGTTTCTTAGCTTCCGTTTCAGCTTTAGCATTATCTTCTGCAACTTGCTTGGGAAACAACAGCGGATATGCCTTCCTAGCAACATGAGCCGACATCGGTTTCCACGGTGTACGATGCTCCTTCATAGCGAGGATTAATTTTGCGTCCTCGGGGTGTAATCCTTCGAGGTACTGAATGAATAGCTGTTCGCGACGAATCTTAGCGATATTGTTTCCAGGAAGGAAAAGATACATCTTCTTCCACTCTGAATACAGACGCTCTTCTAGGTCGGTAGCTTGTTCTTGAGTTGCTGGTTTGTAGGGAGGTTCGCCGTCGGGAAGATCCATATTGATATCTTCGTCGAACATAACTTTAAGGACACCTTGCAGGACTACACTATCATGTTTGTGTAAGTGTTCTACTCGGGATTGAACATCGGGAAGCGCAGCAGCTTCCTCGAGAATTTGGGAGATGCGTTTCATCATTAGAATTCCGAAATATTTTCCATTAAAAACTTTAGTTTGTGTTTGATAAAGTAGTTGAACAACTGGTTCCTATCTTTACCTGCTTCCGAGTCATATTCTTGGATAATCTTATCCTTAATCTCGCTCGGTATATTATTTAGGGAAATCAAAAGTTCGTTTCGCTTCCAGTTGCGTTGCTCTTCGTCTTTCAACTGCTCGAACGGAGTAGTCATAAAGTAGTCAAGTCGCTTCTGAGTAATGATGCCCTGTCGCGTACCAGTCACGAGGCAGTCATCCTTAGATAGGATGTTCGGAATGCCGTCGCTGGTATCGCCACGGATAATATGCTCGCGCAGGAACTCGTCGGCATCCGTACAGGTTAGCATGCGCTTGCGCGTGGGGTCGTACTGCTCGACGTTATTATAGCATTGCAGTTGCTTGAAGTCTTTGTCACCAGAGACAATCATAATCTTTTCAGCATTACCAAACTCAACACCAAACTTGTGTACGAGAACACCGATAATATCATCGGCTTCTGCGCCCTCTGTGTGAATGACGCGATACGGGAAGAATGCCTTGAGTTCCTCGCGGACTTTAGCGAAAGTGTCAAACACAGTCGTCCAGTCCATGTCAGAAGCATCACGACTCTTGCGACGGTTGGCTTTGTAGTACGGAAACGCGCCACGACGCCAGCTGCTGGAGTCACAGGCGATAACCATCTCGCCGTAGTCAGCTGCGAACTTCTTGCGAATGTTACGCAAGCCATTCAGAATCATGTGGCGAAGCAGATCTTCATCTAGCTTGGCGTTTTGATGAGAGCCAAGCTGAGTCATCAGATTAGCAATCATTACTTGTTGTAAGTCAATTATAAACATTTTATGTTACCATTTCATAGAAATCTTCTGCGGTGACCTGCAGTGGGTGTAGGATATTACGTTCGCCGAGTAGCATAGAGTACATCGCTTCACGGAACAGAATATAATCTTTTGGGTTCACTTCTGTGGGCTTGATACCACGACTCACAAGGATCGTCCATGCAGCTTGAAGTGCAAGATCGGCGATGTCAGTGACCTCGTCATAAGCAGTAACAAAGTTGTCAACTACTTTAGAAACTTGTTTCTCAGTTTTGGCTTCTTCCTGCTTCGCTTTGAAGCGAGCAGAGCCGTCAATTATATTGTCATCACTCATAGATATTTCGCCTTTCTTCCTCGCTTCATTGGCACGACTGGTTCTTCGATCTCGTCGAGCATTTCATCGCGCGGATCACGGAAGAACAACGGTAGATCTGTGCCAGCATTCAGCTTTACGGTGTATCCGAGATCGCGCCAGCTAACAGCATGTTGAATCGCGGTTGTTTTATCATTATAATCTAGTTCTAAGCAATGACCTTTTCGCGGTCGTTTGTGATAGAATATCTGTACCGTCCAGTATTGTTTACGCACTTAGAAACCCCAATATAAATCCAGTTATGAATGGCAAAGAAAAAACAAAAAATACTAGCATAATCAGCAAAAAGATATTTCTTTTCATTACCATACCTTATAGAGAATTGTAAAGTCATTCATGCGACCGTTAGCAGGACGCGCTTCAGTTTTCAACTGCTTGAATTGACGTTCAGCATTGATACGAGTATCAATAAGCGGAAGGATGTCAAGCGGTTTACGAAGTTTCTTGGTGAACGATTTAGTTTCGTCGAAGTTTGTCAGCGTAGTTCCTTTGACCGAGAAGCCACCATCGTTCGTGTAGAACAGAGTTAAATAGCGCGTCTTGGTGTTGAACGCGACCAGATACTTGGCACCGAGCAGTTTGGCTGGGTCAATAGAAGCGACGCGGAACTCTGCGTTCTCTTTCTGATACTTGAGACGACCAATAATCTTTTCGATCTTCGGCGGTTTCTTAGCACGTGGTTTGCGAGCAGCAGATTTCGTAACAGCTTTAATCTGTTTGAATTGAGTATTCATGTCAGTCAGCAGTTCGATAGTTTGCTTGACTGCTTTCCAGCTGACGTGATTGTAGCCCTCGAGAAGTTGCTCGTCTTCCTTATCGGACAGTTCGTTGAGTTCTTCTAGCAACAAAGAATACTCAGACGACAGTTCGTCGAGGTGAAACTTGGTTGCTTTCATAGCCATCAATGTCTTATAGAAGTCGACTTTAATCTTCTCTCCCGCGAGCGAGCGCGCGATGAGATCGTCCATGAATTCAAGCATTTCGCTAGGAACAGCTTTCGGCTTGACAACTTTGTTTACGATGATAGGATTACCATCATCGTCAAGTTCGGGTCGAGTAGAATCTAGGACTGTATCAATACTTTGTTTGATGGTCGCGTGATACTTCGGATCGATAGTAGATCCGTTCGTGTATAGACGCGCGAGAGATGCGGTGGTCGGAATCAGTTTCCGAACCTTACCAGACACAGTAGCAATATCATCTTTGCTATACTTGTTCTTTGACATGTATCCTACAATCCACTTCTTGGCATTGTCAGGAGTCCACTGATTGTTAAACCAGTTGAGTGCACGAACAAACTCCACACCCTCTGGGTTATGGATTACAGGTTCGCCACCAACGGCATCATATTGTTTACGCGGTTTGCGTTTCTTTTCTGGCAGAGCCATAACTATCCTTTAGAACTATTATACTACGGTTTTGGTTGAAAGTAAAATTATACAACGCTGGCATTTTGCGTATGCTTGCATTGACGGCGAAATTGAAATCCAGCACAGGTGCACGTCCAGCGACCACTTTCGTTAGTCACGTGATATGTGTTTCCTTTGCTTCCTGGAACTTCAATGTGTACGATCTTGGTTTGTTGAACGACAGGCTTCGTCGCACCCTTAATCATTTTCAGGTCAAATACATGACGCAGATTTATGATGCGATGTCCGAATGGCATGGATTTGTCTGCGAGAGCAAACTCTGTATTGCTAATCGCATATGGCGGATTTATAACCTTTCCGCGATAAGTCGTGAATCGGAACTCGTTGTCCGAAAAGAGATAAGATTCTTTGAAACTGGTTGTTACCTCGACTTCCGAGGAAATCAATGGCATACGGTCAAACATAGTATTCTCCTTGCATACCACTATTATACCCTTCTAAAATCAGAAGTAAAATAATAAAACCCTTATAAATCAACAACTTAGCAGGGTATAAAAAACCCTTATAAATCAATGACTTATAAGGGTGTTAAAAATCAATAACTTAGCGTGTTATTTCGATGTCGCGCGGTAAATACCGTCCCAGCCATCTTTTCGCTTCATTCCGCTAATTCGCTCAATCATGATATCATAGTATTCAGCCATCTTTCCATCAAAATGGAACTTTAGTTGTTCGGCTGTTGAAATCGCATGTTTGAACTCTTGGTTATAATAATACTCCAAGAACAATTTGTGTTTATTGATTCCAGCTCGGTCATCAGGAACGACGGTGAAAATATGTACACCCTCTGTCTTTCCTTTTACCGCGATGTAGTCAAGCT